TGCTAGTTCTAGAGTGTATTCTGCTTTGAGAGCTCTGGACTGTGCGGTGACAGCAGTTTTCTCAATGCTGAATGACATCTCGCGGAATAGTTTTCCGCTTTCTCCTAGTGCCTCAGCGTCTTCACGTGCCATTGGCTTAACGCCACGGTCGTAAGTACCAGAATCGTTGAGGAGACCAGGGTTGCTGCCTGCAACTGGGTTAGCAGTATCGTATGCATTTGCGGTTGCATCAAATCCTGCAGAGAAGTCGCTGTCAGGCTCGTTGTATAGTGCTTCAGCACCGTCACGACCTTCGTAGTGAGACTTCATTGCGAAGATTAGTCCAGTAGGACCAGACATTGGTTGAACGCCACAGATGTCGTATGCAACCAAATTAGGCATTGCACGACGGATGAGGCTGATCATTACAGGGTCAAATCCAGCAAGACCACCAGTCTGGGTGGTTAGACCTGAACCTGATAGAGCGTTACCACCGATAGCACCGACAGAGTTACCTGCTGCACCACCTGCTTCGTTAATCATGCCGCGCTCTTCGCGCATGAATCTTTCTTGGTTTTCTAACAGAACAGCGGTAACACTCTTTCTATAGTTGTCGGTGATGGCGGTTGAGCCTTCATGACCTAGAACAGGTGCCCACTTTTCTGTTAGAGCTTGTGCGTTAAACATTTTTAGCTCCGATTGGAAAAATAGGGTTATTTGATAATCACTTCCAGCGATTCATTGCCTGAAGATATGCTGCCATTGCTGGTGTCATTTCTTCTGACTCAACTGGAGTTTCATCTGCAACCTCTGCTGCAGGTGCTGCTGCTTCCTTGAAGTATGACTCCTTGATAGTAGCAACTTTCTTAGCGAACGACTCTTCTGAGACGAACTCTAGACCCTCAGCAAGTGCTGCGAGTTTTTCTTTCTGAGTATCTGCGAGTCCTTCTGACACAGTGGACAGAATGTTGAGTTTGGCAGACTCATTAAGACGATTTTGTAGTTTCACGTTTGCTTTGACCTGTTCGTCAAGGCGCTCTTCCATTTCACGAATAGATTCAGCCATACCCTCTACCACGTCAACCTTGTCGTCGGGGATAGAGATGTAGTGCTCTTCAAAGAGACCCTTCAGACCTGCAATAAAGTCAGAGGTGATCTCATTTCTGATGCCACGATCAACAGCTACTTGATTTTCTTCTAGCCATTGGGTGACTGCGTAGTTTACAGTTCCGTTAACTTCCTCGGAGAGTTCTGCTTTAACAGACTCAATTTGCTTCTCCAATTCGTTAGCGAAATGCTCTACAAGCTTGTCATACTCTTCGGAGATCTTTGCTTTGACTGCTGCCTCAAAGATGGTCTTTGCTTTCTCTGCAAATTCTTCGGAGAGTTCGGTGCCTTCTACGAGGGCACTAATGTCGGAGGACATGTCCAGCTCTTCAAATGCTGGTTTGATAGGATAAGATACGTTTGGACCTTTCTTAGTTCCATAAGCGATTTCCGCGCCTAGGGAATTAGCGCCTGCTTCATCACCAGGCTTGCCTGATGTTGAGGTTTCGCTACTGTCTTGTGATACAGGTGCTGCCGCTTTAGCGCCAGGATTCTCTTCGCCTTCTTCTTTGTTTGAATGAAGGGGTTCAGACTGGGAACCACCGAGATCAGTTTGCGACTGATTGGGGGCAACCGATGTAGGAACAGTTGGCATTGGATCTTTACCACTGCCGCGCTGTTGTGGATCACCCGAAACTGCTGCGGGATCTGAACCTGTACCAGGAATTACTGAAGCAGTTACACTAGGCATGGGATCCTGTGCTCCCGCTTCCATAACGATTTCCTGCTCGCCCAGAAACTCCTCAAACTTTTCGTTTAACATGTCTGACATTTTGAGTCCTTCCGTAAATCTTATGATTATCTATTGTTTATTTATTAAATTACAAACCTGCGAGGAAGTTTTGGAACACTTGAAGCGTTCTCTCCTCTAGGTTTTGGCGAGTAGACTCGCTCATGTAACGTTGATATTTAGCAACCTTGGACTCCTTAAGGATTCCATTATCCCAAACCCACTCTTTACCTTCCATGATTCCATTCACGAAAGCATCTGGGGCAGAAGGATCTGCGACAATATCAGCAGCAGTTGCTAGCATAAAGTCATCCATGACATACGCGGTATCTTCGCGTCTGTCAATACTACCCATTCCGCGTGAAGATACACCAAGTTGTACACCTTCACCTAGTAAAGATTTTGCAATCTTTCCCATGGGAGTATCTAGGATTTGGGCTTTGCCCATAAAGTTATTACCTTCTGCTCTAAGTTCGGTAATTCTGTGGGAAACTCTATCCAAGTTGACAGTAGGACCATCAGGATGACCCAACTCACCAAGAGCACGCTTAGTTTTAACATACTCCTCGTTATAACGGGTTACTTCTCTTTCCAAAACTTGAAAAGGATATACACGACCATTTCTATTCTTCAGTTCTGACTGAAGAAAAACGCCTTCAATGTACAATTTTTTGTCAGCACCAGTTCCCTCGGTGATGACTTGTACATCTTCAATCTGTTCCGTTATCAGTTTCATTGGTTTCTGTTTCTACTGGTTCATCAAAGTAGGTTTGAGCGACTGTCTGTTTATAAGTTGACAGAGTTTCTGATGCTTTTGCATAGAGTAAATCTTGAATTGCATCAATCGCTTTAGACCTTTCGTTGTCTGCGATAGCAGTTACGATGTTCACAACTTCCGCCTCAGGGTTTGCCTGATCCATTGTATTTTCCATAACGTTATTCTTTATTTAGTATTAGTAGAAGGTTTGGGTTGTGCTTTTATCATTTGAATTTGCTTTTGATGCGCGTCATCTGCTTTTTCTTGCTCGCGCTCATGTGAATCGTCAGCTTGTTGTGCTTGAATTTCTGGAGCATATGCCTGGTTTTGACGATCCATCATGTCAAATGTATTGACATCCGCTGGATTCATTGTTAGACCAGAATTAATTTCTCCATCCATTTGTTTCTGAATTTCCTTATATTCTTTCTCGTTCTGCTGCAGAACTTGACGACGAATATATTCAATAGAGAAATACTTACCAACAAATGGATCCATTTGAGTTGCAAGATTGATACGTTGCATCATCAACTCTTGCTCTTTCAACTCATTGAAATGATTATCAAACAGGAAGTCATATTGAATATGCTCCTTCATTTCATCCCAATCTTCAGGAGAAATTACTCCCTTGAGAATGAGTTGAGTTTTGAGAATGTCGTGGAAGAGTTCTGCAAAACGCTTACGGAGACGACCGATGAATTTCGTGAACTTAAGTTCGTCACGGAGGACTTCAGTGGTCTTACCAAGATTGAATCCTTTATTGTCGTCTGTGAGACGGGAAGGAGGAAGATTGAGAGAATTATAGAGTTTCTTTTTAAAATACTCCACGTCCTTGAGTTCGCCAAGGTTCTGTCCGCCAGGTAGAGTTGTGATCTCAGTACCACGTCCACCCTCTCTGCGAGGTAACCAGAAATCCTCTAGCATACTCATATGCTTTTTGTCGTCGCGGATCTCACCAGTGCTGGCATCGTAAACAAGTTTGTTACGATAACGTGCCATCACGTCACGGAGATATTGTTCCGCTTTGACTTTAGGTAGATTGCCAACGTCAATGTAGAAAATTCTACGCTCAGGTGCGCGAGACAATCTGTAGATAACTAGAGCATCCTCAATCATTCTTAGTTGATTGAGTGACTTGATTCCTTTGTGTAGGAAACTCAAGTGCATTCTCTTGTTAAGATCCTGTAGTCCTGAGGAACAGAATGCAATAGAATCTGCAGCAATCTTAATTCCTTGGGAGTTAGACATATCACCAACAGGACCGAGAGCTCCGCCTCGTAGATATCCTTTTGGATTGTACAAGAAGTAATCAATATAGTTACCCCACTCGTACTCAAGGGCAGTACCTTTGATTGCTCTATTGATTCTCGGATCTTGAGAATCTTTACCAAGTTTTTGTCTTACTTTACGAATCTTGAGTGGGTCAATGTAGCGTAACTCAAGGATTCCTTTCTTTGGATTGTCAAGATCAATTACCTTGTGGTAATATAACTTGCCATCAATATACCAACTACGAATAATTTCATGGGCACGGTTGTCAAAATTCAACATTTGTTTGATTTTGTCAAACTCATCGCGAATTTTTTTCTTGACACCTGCTCCAACTTCTAAGTTGTTAAGGTCAACCTCAACACAACTGTCGTTAGCATCACTAACAACAAATTCATTCACAATCTCATCTACAGCGGAGTCCACCTCTGGGTGTAGAGACATGTCTCTATACCTACGAATAAGTTCAAACTCATTCCTTGCAGTGGCATCCGTGTCTACATATGTTCCAAAGTAACCGCCAGCTGCAATTGAAACTGGTTCATCAGCAGAAGGAGGGACAGGGGACTGACCCTTCTGACCCTCCTTGCGGTTAATTTGGAAGCCAAATAACTGACTCATGATAATTATTGAACGGTACGCTTCTTACTATTTAGCTGATTGAAATACCGCTAGGTCCAGAAACTGTGCCGTCGTTTGATCCAACAGTCCAGTAAGAATACTGGAACTCAACGCTGAATTCTTCAATCTGATCATTGCTATCATATGCAAGATCAACAGCGGAAACGCTAGTTGGGAATGCATACCATAGTTTATATGATCTCAACTCTGTACCTGCATCAGAAGCATCTTTATCTTTTTGTCTGATAATGATACCTCTAGTATATCCATCGGTTTCTGATGGATTAGCTAGTTGTGCAGTGTTGGGTTCGTGTGAGTTAATGAGTTCCAACCACTTCTCAAACTGAGCACGAATCTTCATGTCTCTGTCTGTAATGAATGTGGTGCTCCAGTTATCAAAGGTTCTATCTCCTGCAATTTTTACAGTTCTTCCTCTGAATGGAACTTCAATAACGCCAACGTTTGATGCTGGAAGTGCAGCGGACTTACACATATATGTTGCAAGAGTTCCGTCTCCTGCATCAATGCCTGTGGGGAATGAAAATTCCACCTCAAACATATTAGGTCTTACACCTTGCTTTACCTTGTCTAGAAAGCTTGAAAGGTTACTGTTGATAGCCATTGGTTTTAATTACTCCTTCTTTGGTATTTAACGGAAAAATCAGCGTCCAACGACTTCGCTGAACGAAACTCCAGATCTGGTAGCAGTAAAGGTTACCGTTACGTAGTTGATGGAGCGGGTTGGTTTGATGAATAGTTCTGCAACAAACTCATTGCGATCAATAACATCAGGTGTATTATTAGTTCCATCGCAAATTACGAGGAAATCAGTAATGCCCTGCTGAGATTGAATCTCATTGAGGTATGAGTTGATTGCCGAGAGGAATCCGCCACGAGTAGTAGCATCATTAATCTCAAACAGAACACCCTTAGCAAGTGCTTCAACTCTCTTCTCAATATTGAGGAAGAGGCGACGAACATTGATTCTGTCAAATGCTGATGGTGCAGCAAGTGCAGTTTTGTCACCAAACAGAACAACACCAGTACCTGCGAAAGATACGATTGGGTTGATTCTGTTCTGATAGAGATCGTCTCTATCTGCCTTGTTAGGATTGAATGCAAGTTTGATGACGTTTCTAATTCCACCACGGTTCATGCCTGCAGGTGGAATCCAATCTGCAACAGTTTCAGAAACATTTACACATAGACCTGCAACGTCGCCGTTACATGGGATGTAACGATACTTGTCGTTAAAGCGATCATACATGTACTTGTATCCGCTATCTAGAACCGCATAAGAACTAGAAGTTACGGAATTGAAGAAGTTAATTGTATTTGTTCTCTGGTCTGCTGCCGATAGAGCAGCTCCACCAACACCAATTTGATTGTACTTATGAGGCGAAACAAAAGCAATACAATCTTTTCTTGCTGCAGCGATAGCAACAACTTTTTGTGCCTTAGTTAAAGTATCTGCCTCGGTGCCCATTGATCCACCCATTAGGAGGAAGTCAATAGTGGTTTCTTCTGTGTCAGAGAATAGATCATATGCTGAACTTACTTCGCCAGCAGTGTATGCATAATCATCAGTACCACCAGAAAGTGATTCGGTATTCAATGCAGCAAGAAGTAATGTATCACCTGAAGAAAGTGCCGAAGCAGCTTGTCCCCATGCTTGACCGCCACCACCAGAAGTTCCTTCTACAAGTCCTGTTAGATCAGCACCGTGGAAGATATAATCAGATTCAAGATTGACGATATCTTTGTAGTAGATGTTAGCGCCTTCAGCACTCTTAGCATCGGAGATTTTGGAAAGGAAAGTCTTTCTTTCTAGAACTGTATTTGCAGCACCAGAAATATCTCCAGTTGTGTCAATAACCCCGATATGAACTTCGTCATAAGAAATGCCTCTAGAAGAAGCAAACTCTGAAGTACCAGGGCGAGGACCGATTGCAGAAAGTTTTAGACCAGTGCTGCCAATTTCAGTGTTGGTGTACCAGTCTTTAACACCAGTAATAGCAATGTTGTCATTGGTTACTGTGTTAATTGTGACAGTCAAATCTGCAACTGCACCTGTTCCCAATTCTCCTGATGGGCAAGTTACAGTTTCGTTTGCAACGTATCCAGTTCCACCAGCAACAATTGATACTCCAGTGACTGCACCGTTTGTATCAATGTCAACTTGCAGTCTTAGACCAGTACCAGATCCACCAGATGGATCTGTAGTATGTGAACCAACCTGAGTTCCTTGTCCAGCATATGCACCAGCGGTAACAGCAGTAGCAACGCCGTCTCCTGGTTCGTCAAAGATTTCGGCAGTTGTTAGGAGAGAAGATGGATTATCTAGGAGAACTGCGAGTTCGTTAGTAGCAGCATCAAAAGAATAAATTCTTCCTGCTTTACCACTTACGGTTGTGAATGCTGTGTTAGCAGCAGTAGTTGCTGGTGCAGATGCCAGAGTTAGAATCTGGTCAGCACCACGGTCAACTGCTACTACCATGAGACCATTGCCTTGAGTACCAGCAGTTCTTGCTGCATATCTCTCTCCAGTTCCAACACCAGCTAACCAGTCAGAGTCATTTCTGATTAGTACTGCGCTACCATCTGCAGTTGCATTAAGAACGCCAGTCTCTGCACGGACGACTGCTAGACTACCACCGTATCCAAGATACTCGGCAGCAACCAACCAGTCTTCCGCATTAGCTTCTTTTGGTTCTCCAAAAGTAGCAACGAAATCCTTTAGGTTTGAAATTGTTACGATTTCACCGATGGGTCCTTTTTGGAAGGACGATGCAAATGCTGCGGTGATGCTAGATGCACCGACGATGTTAGCATTTGTAAGGTCGCGTTCCCTAAGGACTACACCAGGCGAGACTTGACTTGCCATCTTTAATCTCCTTTAGAAAATTCAGAATAGTTCTGAAATTATTTATTCTTTAGGACACTTTCAGGGGGGAAACAATGCATGAGCCTGCTACCAGTCTGGATACTCCCATTTTTTATGGTCGTTTTTTCTACGATTTAATACTCTTCTCTTCGTACAATCCTTGCATTCATATGAATATGCTGACGGAGTGGTTCGGTTTTTTCTAATTTTATAAAAGTCATTAATCAATTCTTTAGTTACACCGCAGGTTCTACATTTCCTTTCGGTAAATATCAGATGGTCTAGTGAGAATTGATCTTCTATATTCATCAGTAGTTCCACATGTAGGATACTTCTTCTTGTGTCGTTCCATACTCCCAAACGGTGCCGTCCCCGTCCACGAAGGTATCATCACCCAGACCGTCATCAATAAACCCAAAAGGAGCCATGTCTTGCTCAATTTGATTTCTCTGTTCTTCATAAATCCTCCTTCTGATATCCTGGTCGGTCATCTCTTTGAAGTATTCCTGCATGACTAACCATGCGAAGAGAACCATACACATAACAAGGTCGTCATGATAACCTTCATCTGCTTCCCATGCTTGTTTCTTTTGTACAAACGTGGTAAGTTCTTGGAAGATCTGGAAGTCATTAAACAGCAACTTGTCTTCTTCAATAATTGCTTTGAGGTTAGCGCAACCAATCTTCTTAACAGTCACGCTCATCTTAACACCTAGTTGTGTTTTGTTTCCCGAGAATCCTTGTCCGACGATTTGTCCTGCTCTACCACGCATAGCGCACATAAGCACGTTAGGATATTCCAAATCGTAGTTAAGAGTAGCAGCAATACTATCGCCAATATCATTGACTTCTACCAGAATGTATGGATTATTATATTCTTTCGCTACCTGAAAAATTACTGAGGGAAACAGAACAGGTTTAATCTCATTATTTCTGTACTTCGCAACGATCTGATACGGCATCGTGGTGATATCAAACACGATAAAAGCACTGTAGTCGCCACCGATACCTCTGGCAACGTCAACAGTAATAATATATTCGTGATCTTTTTCTGCTCTCGTGTAAACGTCAAGTCCTGCATTACTTGCTATGGGATCATGGAATGGAATAGTTTGGAGTTTTGCTGGACTAATCAGTGTATCCGCAGAACCAAGAAAGTCACACTCAAATTCTTGAGCAAACTGTCGCGGTGACGTGTTCTTGATTGTCTCCTCTTTCCATTTAGTATCTCTACCAGG